CTAACCTATATTTTGGTTAGCCATAACCCCCAGGCTTGGAGACCTGGTCTAAAAAGACATAGAGAATTTGAATTCTTTCAATTTCATTTCTCTGTATGTTCCTTTTTCAATACTCCTAAGATCCATCAATGTTTTCTCTAAATTTCCTTGTACTTTTCCATAAAGTGCTTGGATGTTATCAAAATTTTCTTTCGAAAATTCTGATTCAGTTGTTAAGGACTTTTTAAGTTCTTTACAACCATTTAGGAAAACCTTACCATAACTTACTACTTCTAGAACTTTGTTTCTATTAGTTAATAAGTTATTTAAGTCTAAACTTATCAATTCGTCAATTAATTTTATTGGCGAATCAAAACCTAATTCATAAAATTTATCATTCAATGAATTAGCATGGTTTAGAATTGATAGAAATATTGGATTATCTTTTAATTCATTAACATCTTTTAAATTAAAATATTCAACATATTTTGTTTTTAAGATATTAATATAATTATCAAGATTATCCATATATTGTGATCCCAATACTTTAGTTCCCTTTAATATAATGCTATGAATTTCTTCATGGACTACATTTGAAGGGGGAATTTGGTAAAGATCACTATTTAAGTATTTTATTATTATAGATCTATATCTATCATAGTTAAAATACCCAAAACGGTAATCTAACCCTAAAGTATATAATTCAAGCTTATTTTTAAAGTGTTTACTTTTAAAAGGAGTCAATCTTTTTACATAATTTTTATGTAAGAACTTTGATCCAATTTTTATGTATTCACTATAAAAATTAGTTAATAAGTCGCTTAGATTCAACTTCACTAGATATCTATTATTTTTTATCTTAAAATAGCTATATAGGAAAGTTATTACAATAAATGGGTTTTTAATATTATTAATAATTCCATTCATTGGTAATCCAGTAACTTCATTATCATTTGTAATCCATCTCTTAGCAAATTCATATGTATCCTTCGATACATGTGTTTTGTTCATTGAGATTTTTACATCTAAGTAATTACATCATTTTATATACCTCTTTGCAATTTCATTGTGTTTAATAACAATGTCATCACCCAAAAGTATATATTGATTAAAATTACTTACACCTTCTAATTTTGCACATCAATGCACTAATAGATGGTGTGATAATGTGAATGCTGCTCAAGATGAGTACGACCCCATAGGTTGACCAACTGCATAATTTATGTAGTTGTTTTCCCTAGTAAGGAAGTTTCTATTCTTAAGTAGATTCATTCAACTATTAGCAAGAATCTCACTATCATACATTTCTCTAATTAATCTCTTTTGGAGAATAATTGGAAATCTGTCTGTAGCAGAGGAGAGATCAAGAGAATAAAAATTGTGATTATTATTATAATCCCAATTATTAAAAGGATCTTGTGTAAATGTCCTATCTTGTTTAAAATTTCTTAATTTCTTAAGAATTTTATTATGGATAGGTTTTAGGAATAATTGGCTAAAGTAATCTACTATAGCAACTATTCTTAATTTACATTCAGGATCATATA